GAGTTGGATAAGTCTGGTAACGGATATGCCGTTTTAAGATTCTTACCTGCAGTGCATGGTGAGGACTTGCCTTGGGCGAAGGTTTATACTCATGCATTCCAAGGTCCTACAGGACAATGGTATATTGAGAACTCACTTACCTCAATCGGAGGTAAAGACCCAGTATCAGAATATAATTCAAAACTTTGGAATACAGGTATTGAATCTGATAAAGAGATCGCTCGTAAACAAAAGAGAAAGTTATCATACTACTCAAGCATTTACGTTGTAAGTGATCCAAAACACCCAGAAAACGAAGGTAAAGTTTTCTTATTTAAATATGGTAAGAAAATTTATGACAAACTATTGGCTGCAATGCAACCAGAGTTTGAGGACGAGACACCTGTCAATCCATTTGACCCATTCTCAGGTGCGAACTTTAAATTAAAGATTCGTAAAGTTGATGGTTATTGGAACTACGACAAGTCAGAGTTCGAAGCACCTTCTAAATTGTTTGATGATGAAGCGAAAGTTGAGGACGTTTGTTCAAAGGCATTTGCATTATCTGAATTTACAAGTCAATCAAACTTTAAATCATACGATGAATTGAAAACTAGATTAGATGTTGTACTATCTGGTACAGTATCAATCGGAAATGTGGCAGACGGAATCGCAGAGGTAAAGGAAACTAAACCAACTGCATCAACAGCCCCTTCAACACAGGCAACAGATACAACTCCTACACCTGAGAGTATTGAAGAGGATGATACAATGTCATATTTCGAAAAGTTGGCAAATTCCTAATCTGGTCAATATTGTCGCACCCTGTAAAAAGGGTGTTGACAATACCCTTGATATTGTGTTATATTAATATCAATAACAAATAAAGGAAATATATTATGTTTAATTTCTTAAAAAACTTATTTACTAAAAGGAGTAATATTATGGGAAGAAAAAAACTTGCGAACTCAACAAAGTTTCTTAATGCATTATTAAGAGGCGAGACAGTCACTTGGGCTGACGCAAAAGCAACTTTCAATCTACAGAGACCAAGAGCTGTAGTTGAGAAACTAAGAGAAGACGGACACTGTGTGTACGCAAACAAATCTGTAAAGAACGGAACTTCTTACAGAATTGGTAAACCTTCGAAAGAAATCATTGCCGCAGGCCTTGCCGCAATCGATGGCGTTTACGCATAATCTTAAACCTTAGTCTATCCTTAGAGGGCGCTTCGGCGCCCTTTTTTATATAAATAACAATGTATTGCATAGCGTCAATACAAAAACATACTACTATAGGAGTCAGTTATGAAAAAAAATATAGCAATAAGAACAATCGGTGATCTAAAAGGTATCGTATCGATTAAAAAAATAAAAGATACCCTATTAAATATAGAAAACTTTCAAACAGAAACTACAAATAAATTAAAAATACTTAACGATTATAATAAAGATGAGGGCATATTGATTGATAATCTTTATGTTGATCTCACATATCAAAGAAAACTTAAAGTTGTAAAATTAATCAATAAATTAAAAATGGCTGGTGGTTTTGATTGTGAAGTCGCAGGTCATGTTGACGTTGCAGTAAGAACAGGTGGTGAACATTTTGTTTGGGATGGTTTCCATAGAGTATTGATGGCAGCTATTGTAGGTAAGGAAAAAATACCTGCATCAATATTTAAACATGATTCAAATTCTTCTCAAGAAGATCAATTACGAAAAGAAGCAAAAATGTTCAAAATTAGAAATGCCGACAGTGAAACGATGAAAAGAGAAGAAATATTTAAATCACAAATAGTATTCAGAGACAAATTTGCTCTTGAACAATTAGAGTTATTAAAAAAATGTAAACTTGATGTTGAAGGTGTCAACGAAGACATTGATGCATATACACTAGGAGGTCTTGCTTATTTTCAAAAACAATATGATAATATAGGACATGAATATTTTGTGCAATCATCAGAAATAATCAGAACTGCATATAGTAAACCAAGAGGACATACTGATAAAAAAATGTCAGTCATTTTACTTTGTGGACTTGCAAAACTTCTTGAAGCAAATGATTCTGTAGAGTCTGTGACAACTCAATCTGTTAAACATATCGAAACTAAATTTTTAGACGTAAGTAAAAATGTTATGCAAAAAGAGTTCACACAACCTAGAATACATGGTCATGCCGCTGAATGGACAGCAAGAAATATACTTAGAAGAGGTCTTCATGAACTTTATAATGATGACGGTAATGAAATAAAAAGTCTTTTGCACTTCATCGAAGTTGACGAGGATGAATTAGAACTATAATTTAGAGGGCGCTTCGGCGCCCTTTTTTTATGTTGAAGGTCTTGCGGCTAGTGCCATTGATGTTAAGAAATCCATACCTACAATAGGTCGACTTGTATTTTGTGTGTTATTCACACTGTTTGAACTTGCGTCAACATTTACTGCTGCCGCAGTATTCATAATACCTCTATCTAATTCTTCAAGTAATGATTGTCTTTGCTCTAACAATGCAACTGCTTCAGTCAGATCTGATTTTAACTGTGTGAATTTAGTTTCATTCTGAACATTATCTTGATTTAATCTTCTTTTAAGTTCTGCAAGATTGCCTTCACCACCACCCATTACATCAGTAATCATTTTTTCAGTATTAGTTTGAAATGAACTTTTATTACCTGCATCAGTGTTGAAACTAAAGATACTACCACCAGTTCCACCAAACTCCTCAGGCACTTTAGTCATATCAATAGTAAAATCCTCTTTAGTAATATCAAATAATCCTAAAGTAAGACTATTTACAAGACCTGCAAGTGATGCTTTGAAAACTTCTATAGCACGTCCAAACCTAGAACCTGCTCTATCAGGGTTTTCTTTATCAAGTTGTCTAGATGCTTCTTCAAAACCTGCGGTGACTGTATCAAAAACTGCAAAACCTGCTGTAAGTACAACTCCAACAAGACCTGCACCTTTTGCCAATCTAGCATTCTGAAATGCCTTTGAAATGAACCCAGGGCCTTTGGGGGCCGAGGATTTCTTCAAATCGGGGCCTTTCTTATCAATACCTGCCGCCTTTTTACTCTTTGTGGCTGGATCATCTGTAAGACCTAAAGTAGTACCAAGTGCGGTCGCAGCCGCTGTAATCTTTGCACCTATTTTTGCTATGTTTGTTGCAAGTTTACCATTTTTACCAAATAAATCTTTGAATTTTGAAAATGCACCATCTTTCTTTGTTAAGTTATCTACGTCTTTTGTGATATCTGCCTTGCCAAATAGTTTATTGATACCTTTCATAATAAGACCATCTTTTTTAAATAATCCACCTAATGCTGCAAAAGATAAAAATAATGCATTTCTACCAAGTCGTAACACTGTTAAAGGATTTAGTAATAGTAATAATATACCAAGGGCTTTTACTATTGGGCCTACGTCAGAAAACAAACCCTTAAATGTATCCACATCTGGGTTCGCTAGAAAAGATTGAATATTTTCGTTTGTTTCTACAAAAGCATCACGCACTTCTCCAAAAAAATCTACAAATTTTTCGATGACACCAGGCAATTTTTTTGCTAAGAAATCTATCATTTTTTCAAACATATCACTATTTACAAATGCAAGTGCGGCTGCAAGTGAAGCGATAGTGCCCAAACTAAACCCTGCAATCTTTCCTACTGTGCTACCAAGAAAGTCTTTAAGTGGTGCTGTAAATCTTGTGAAAGCTGAACCTAATTTAGTTCCTAATGTTCCTATTGAGTTTTTTAAACCGCCAAATAGTTTAGATTGACCTAATCTATCTTTTAATCTTTCAACGAATGATTGTCTGTTTGTTTCTTGATCTAAATTTTTTTGATCTTGATTGTCTTTTTTTATACTGTCTTTTAGATCATCTATTGATTGAGAGGTATCATCAGCAATTAAATTTTGTTGCGTCATCTCATTAGTTTTTCTAACAGACTCAGCAATCTGTGTTAACAGACCAGTTTGTGCTACTAATTCTTTATCGGCCATTATTTTCTTTTTGCAGCTTCCTCTCTTGCTTTACGTTCTTCTTCTTTTAAATGTTCTACTAACATTATGACATACACTTCTCTTTCCCATGGCATCATATTTTCGAGTTCAGTTAAACTATATTTGTGATGTTGCACCAAACTAAAATTAGTTTGCATATAGTTTTCCACACTATCATGAGAAAGACAAATTAAAAAAAACTATCTAAACCCTCCAATAAAACTTTGCTTTTCTTTTTAGTTTTAGAGTTTTTTACTTCAATCTCATGTCTCACTTTTGGCATAGAATTAAAAAATTCCATTAGTCTTTCAAACTGTTCAGAATTAAAAGAGTCCATAAAATCATCTAATTCTTTATCAGTGAAATCGCCCTGTCGCATCACTTTATCTTCAGTGTGTATTTCTCTTACACACTTTTTTATAGTTTTAAACACAACATCAGTATTCTTATCACCTGTCATGTCAATATCTTTTATAGTAGGATAGTTCATAACCATTTTCACATCATCTGTTATATTTATCTCATTTGTGTGATTTTCTGGCATTTGAACATCTATTGATTCTAAGTTTACTTTTACTTTTTCTTTAGTTTTATTATCGTCTGGGCAAGTAACTAAAACATCTACTGTCTCACCAACAGATTTTGCACGTAGATTTAAAAATACATATTCTAAATCAAATAATGGATTTTTCTCTGTAACTTTTCCAAATGTGCAAGTTTTTATGATGTCAAGTGTTGCTTGAGTTATCATATTTTTTTTGTTACTTTGTTGTGCTAATAAAAGAACCTTTTGTTCTTTTACAAGAAAAGGTCGAAACTCAATGGTTTCGCCTGTCGATGGTAACTCCAAAGGATACTTTGGAGTATTTAATATTGGCAGTGCCATATGTCGCTCCTATCTTATAATCGTCTCAATACAGAAGGTAATTTAGATCTCAATTTTCTTTCTACTGTATTTACAAAAACATCACCTATTCTCTCAAGTAATGATCTAGGTAAATCTGCCTCATCTGTCAGATTCTTCCAATATCTATATGCCCATGAAACAGTTACAAAACTCAATGAGTTGTTTGTTGCATAGTCTAAAGATATTTCACTTGTGTTAACCGGAAAGCATTCCACAAGTTCAACACCGTGTCTTCTTCTATCTTGTCTGTCAAGTTGAAATATTTGAAGAGAACCGATGTAATCATTATAATAATTTACAGAAAAATCATTTCTGTTGGCAATCAGTCTTTGCCATGAGTCAATAAAATTTCTTTCTTTATGATCGTTAGATAAACGTATTGTTGTTGATATATCTGCAAAAGTTTGACCTGTCACTATTTTACGAGTTGGTCCATAAATATTTGTATCTTCATTTGTTTCAAGTGTCATGCCAGGAAATGCAACTGAAGTTACTTCTAACGATGTTCTTCTTATAATATCTTTATTACTACCAAATGGTGATTCATTTCCTATACCTTGAATACCCACAGGTGGTGTAATTATAACTTCATATCTACTTGGTGATGCATAACCATCATCAGTTCTAAAAAAACCTAATAGTTCATTTAAAACACCATATGCAAATCCGTCTAGTAAACTACTTCTTGCCATCAAACTTCCTTTTTAACCATAGATACAAAGTGTAACACGCAAACAAATATATTGTTGCAACACCTACATCTATTAAGTGTTCTCTCATATGATAGATAAATTCAATACCTGCTTGTACATCACCCATACTATCGCCACCATAGTTATTCTCTACTACTTTTGTGCCTTCAAAATTTTCTATTGTTTGTTCCACTATATCATCTTTCTAGAATCTGCCCAGACTGATCCAACACTTGCTTTCTTAAATCTTGCGACAGGCAAAAGTGTAGCAATTGTAAACTCATCTGCGTCTATTCTTCTAAATTGTGATTTGACACGACCATTCAAATATCTTTTTATTGTAGGTCTTATCAATCTTAAATTTTTTAAACCTGCGTAATCAGCATTAACACGAGTGGTGCTATCAAACTTATTATTATTTGTCAAGTCAACTAATCTATCTAATAATCTAACTCTTAGATTGATAGGTAAATAATGTAAATTTAATCCTAAGAATCCGTCAGAGTATCTTTCCAAAGGTAAAACCAAAGGGAAAGTATCATAATATGGTAGTTTCTGTTTCAACTTAGGATCGTATATAAACATGTTCAGACGACCAAAAAAAGGATTTTGTGATCTCTTACCGTCACGTATCAAATCCAAAGCTCTTGGTGTACCGAGTTCTTTTATTTTATCTCTGTACCATTCTGTCGATTTTGGACGACCTAGTGCAGCTTTCTGAACTTGTTGTATATATTTGCTTACCGCCATGGTTTCTGCCTTCCGTCTTATTATTTATACTTGGGTGCGAGGTGATCTTCATTCAGAATAAGAAACTCTAGATTCTTATCTTTACAAAAATCCTCTGCATATTTAAATTTTGCCTTATTAATCGCATATGTTCTTACTGATTTTAACCATGCTTTTGTGCGTTTTTTTGGATTAGCAGGGGGTTGTTTCATGTCCTTTTTAGGTTTTACTTCTACTATAAACTTCTTTATAGATCCGTCTTTTTGTCTTACTGTCATGTAGAAATCTGGGTAATATCTATGCATTTTTCCGTCAAGTGGTGAGTAATAAGGAATTACTATTTCTTCACTACCCCACTCAACTACGCTTTTTTGTTTATCACAATAAACCATTAATCGTCTTTCCCATAAAGATCGATATATAATTTTCATAGGATTACCCTTGTACTTATTGGGATTTGTCGGTATGTATCTTCCACTATATGCCATTTAAACCTCTAGTATATCATATAAATACTTGTTATACAAGGAATATTTAGATGAGTCAAATCGTAAACGGAATCAAAGGTCAAGTCGTAACTGCTGGAAGTCAATATGCTTTGAAAAAAGTATCTGGCATTCTAAGAGATATTGTAAGTCCACAACCAACACCTAAAACTGGTTTAGATTCACCAGAGGCAGGTAAAAAATCAACTAACATTTTACAGTTTCCAATGGATGTCACAGCTGCACCAGGTCTTGGTAATCAAGGTCATTATGTAATGTTTTTTATTAATGAACAAGAAGACGCAGAGATACAATTTGGAACACGTGGAAATAAAAATGCATTTGATGATGTTTTGAAAGCAAAAGAAGAGTATAATATACCAGATACTATCAATGATTCACTAGGTGTCAGAAGAGTTAATACAGATGGTTTGGAAGAACAATTACATGCAAAAGCAAAAGCAAGATTTAATACAACATTCCATGATTCTGCAACAGGTAGAATTGGTCCTACAGGTTACATTGATAATACTGATAGTGAGTATAGTGATGCAGGTGAGGCGATATATGTTAAAAGAGCACCAACTGTTAGATTAGACACTGCGATTGCTTTGTACATGCCGCCAACTGCAACTTTTGTTGATAACGCAAACTACACTGATACAGAGATTGGTGCGGCTGCAAAAGCAGGTATGGACATTTACGCAGACGTAATGGCAGGAAAATCTATTGCAACTACAGTAGGAAACTCACTTGAACAATTAGGCCCTTCACTAAGTGAAGGTCTTACAAAAGCTTTACTTGGGGCAGTTGGTAATATACCTGGTTTTGGTGGAATGAGAGAAGCATATGAAATGGCTGCAGGTACCATCATCGCTGATAGAATGGAACTTGCATTTAAAGGTGTTGCAAAAAGAGTTTTTCAATTTAATTTTAAAATGATCCCAAAAAGTCAACAAGAAGCAGATGAGATAAGAAAAATAATATATGCATTTAGATTAAATATGTTACCAGAGTTCAAAGGTGGTAATCGTATGGGCAGAAAATTACGTGTACCAAGCACATTCAATATACAATATATGTACAATGGTGGCGAAAATAACTATTTACAGAAAATTTCTACTTGCGTTTTAGAGAATTGTACTGTATCATATGGAGGTGACAGATATAGAACGTTTACACCAAATGAAATAGGAGCACCACCTGTCGAAACAAGTTTGACACTTAACTTTAAAGAAATGGAACTTATCACTAAAGATAGAGTATTCGAGGGATTTTAATGTACTTTGAACAATTTCCACTGATACCATATGATTCTGCTGGTGACGGTGTTACAAAAGACGTAACAAATATTTTTCGTAGAGTGGCAGTACGTGCAAAAGTAAAAACAAACACAGCATTATTTGATACCTATGATGTTAAGGATGGTGAAACACCTGAGATGATTGCAGACAGATTATATGACGATGCAAAACTTCATTGGGTTGTATTATTATTTAATGAGATACATGACAGATATCACCAATGGCCTATGTCAACAATTCAGTTTGAGGATTATTTAAATGATAAGTATGGTGATAATCTTAGTTCAATACATCATTATGAAATTACTGAAGACTCTGGTCACGGCACAAAAAAAATAGACGTTGGAACAGTAAACACAGATTATCCAGCGGCAACTGCAATAACAAACAGAGAGTATGAAGAGAGTTTACAAAACGATAGACGAAGAATAAAATTATTAGATCCTAGATTTATAGATGATTTCGTAGAGGAATTTAAAACATTAATTAAAGAACGAGTTATTTAATGCCAATACAATATGCAGGTGAATATAATTTAGATAAATGCATACTACTAACATCAGGTGGTATACGTGTTGATTTAAAAGACACAGTTGTCCAAGTTGATTTATTTGAAGAGATATACAAAACAGGAGTATTTGGTACAATCACAGTTGCAGATACAAATGGTATTGTTCAAAACGCACAAGTCATAGGTCAAGATTATCTTAGACTTAAATTAAGCACACCAGGTTTGGATGAAAGAGATGCAGATAAATTTACTATAGATTTTTCTGAAAATCCACTTGTCGTAACCAAAATAAATGCAAGATTTGATGTGTCAAAAAATGGTGAAGTTTTTCAATTATCATTGATGTCACAAGAAGTTCTTCATAACTATAGACTAAAATTATCGAGAAGTTTTACAGAGATCAATTCTAATATCGTAGAAAACATTTTAAGAAGTCCAAATATTTTAGATTCAAGAAAAAAATTATTCATTGAGGATACGGTAGGTATTAGAAGACATGTTGTTCCTAATTTATCACCATTTGATTTTGTATCTACATTGTTAGACGACTCAATATCTAAAGTGAATGGATCGCCACATTATTATTTTTTTGAAAACACAAAAGGTTTTCATTTTAGAACACTACAAAGTTTATATAATCAACCAGTCACAGCATTTTTTAATGATGGTGATGCTGGAACTGTTTTAAATGAGGGTAAAACAAGAGACATCGAAAAAGAGTTTAATACTGCATTGTCATATGAACCTTCATCACAAAATGACATGCTTGCAAATATAATGGGTGGCATGTTAGGTAGTACATTTATCGAATACAATTTATTTCATAAAAAATATGCAATAAAAGAATACGGATATTTTGATAATTTTAGAGACTTTGAAAGAGTAAATGCAAAAACTATAAGTCGTGATAATCCTATATATAGTGAAGGAAGCGTTGATGATTCAGATAACAACGTAGGAGATTTTAAGAGTGCAAGAATTTTTCTTCAACCTAATAGCATTAACGAATCAAATCAAGGTGATGCAAGTCACTACAACACAAACACGACATCATATTCTTTCAGTCCAAACAATAAATCCAAATCAATCTCACATAATATGGCAAAAATGTTTGAATTAAATTCTACAATATCAGCAACTATGCAAGTCAACGGACATTGTAATTTATCAGTTGGTAATATAGTTCATGTATCAAGACCTAATGGAGGATCAGGTGAAATTGATGAAGAATTTTCTGGTAAGTTTTTAATCACAAAACTAAGACATGTATTTGATCAAGGAACAAGAAAACATGAGGTTTTAATGCACGTTGCAAAAGACTCATCAGTTGGTGTTGATAATGGGCCTGTAAAACAAATCAAAGGTAGAAATCAACCCACAATTAGGATATCAGAATATTAAGGAGGTGCATCTATAAACATTTATATTATTCTATACACATAGTCAAGGAGTTCGATAATGACAAACAAAAGAAAAACACGATTACGTAAAATGACCTTTTTAAACACACACCGACTATCAGATACAAATGAGGATAATAAATATCAAGTAGGAAAAGAGTTTATAGACAAGAGACATGATTACTTTATCACAATTAGTCCAAGAGTTGCAAGAGGGAGTTTACGACCCTAATATATTCAAAGCAATATTTCTAGCAGGTGGCCCTGGTTCTGGCAAATCATATGTTGCAAAAAGAACACTAGGAGGTCAAGGATTAAAAGTTGTCAACTCAGATGATGCATTTGAAAAATTACTTAAAAAGGCAGGTTTATCTTTACGAATGCCTGAGAGAGAAAAACTTCCAAGAGATATTGTAAGAACACGAGCAAAAGAGTTGACAAAGACACGTCAAACCAATTATATTGAAGGAAGACTTGGTTTAATCATTGACGGTACAGGTCGTGATTATGATAGAATATCAAAACAAGCTGCACAGTTGCAAAACTTAGGATATGATACTTATATGATATTTGTAAATACATCATTAGAAGTGGCATTGCAAAGAAATGAAAAAAGGGCAAGACGAGTTGAAGATAGTATTGTAAAGTCATCATGGAATGCTGTTCAACAAAACATTGGTAAGTTTTCTTTGTTTTTTAAGAATGGTTTTATTGTAGTCGATAATAATAGGGCAGACGAGGATGTCATGCGAGTGGTTTCTAAAAGGGTAAGATCATTACTAAAGAAACCAGTACAGAATGGTAGAGCGAAAGCATGGATACAGAACGAGTTACAAAAAAGAAAAAGATAAGAATTATTTGCACAAGAACTGGCACTAAATTTAGTCAGTGGTGGGAAGACAATCTTAAATATATGATTGATCAATACTCTAATATTGAGTATGATGAATTTGTTTGTATTCGTGACAATCGTTTTGAAGATGATTATGGCACATTTAATAATCTAATTATGTTTGATCAGTTTCGTGATAACGATTGGATAAATTTACAATTCGACTTAGATGTTATCATAAAGGGTGATTGTAATAAATTTTTAAAAGATGAGTTGCATGTTTGTGACGGTAGACAATGGCAAAGTGATATTAGTTATGAACTAACAGGCATAAGTTCTGATATATTATCATGGTCTGGTGATTACTCACATATCTATCAAAAAGTTGTTGATGATGTCGATTACTATTATCTTAAATATAGATCAGGTATCGACACATATCTTGCAAAAGAACATAATCCAAAACGATTTACAGAGGGTTATACATCTATAAGAACACTTACAGATTTCAACAAACATGATGTAGTAATATTCAATGGTCATTATGAAACGATGTTAAAAAGAGGTTGGTGGCATGAATATACTATGAATCCTAAACCATGGTGGAATGATATTGACAAATAATAATAATTATGATATAAAAGTAAATAATGTATGAAAATTCAGAATCAATACTTGTGCCGGGCACAATAGTAGAACACGTTGAGTATCCCGAATGGGGTCAAGGACAAGTTCAGTCTTGTATTAATAACACTGTGACTATTAACTTTCAGAACGCAGGTAAATCCACACTAAAAGTAGAATACGAAAAATTTAAATTGTTATGAAAATAGTAATCATAGGATTCGGTGTTGTTGGTCAAGCGACAAAAGAAACACTAAAAGGTAATAATACTATAGAGATACATGATCCAAAAAAGGGTCATATTTCTAATTATAAGGACGCTGACGTGGTTTTTATATGTACGCCTTATGAACATGTGGGAAGTTATTTAAATGAACTCAAAGATCATGAATTAGTGTTTGTAAGAAGCACAATACAGTTTGAGTGGGTGTTGAATACAAACATTGCAGTATGGCCAGAGTTTTTGACAGAGAGAACATGGAAAGAAGATGCTGTAAATCCGTTGTGTTGTATTTGTGGTGGTACAATACGTCAACTAGAAACATTAAAAAATTTAACAAAATTTAAATATGTCAAATCTTGGTATCATACTGAAAACCATACGGCAGCATTGATGAAAAATGCAACAAATGTTTTTTATACGATGAAAGTTTCATATGCAAATATATTATACGACATATGTCAAAAATATAATAGCTTATACGACAAACTAAAAGATTG